CTTGCCAGTAGATATGGCCCAAATATGATTATTAAACGAAATGGCAAAAAAAGAATCAACTGGAAAGCTTACGAAAAAAAATATGGTAAGGAAGCCACAAGAAAAGCGCGTGTATTTATGCGCCGAATTGGAAATACAGTTGACTGGCGAGCTTTACGAATAGCCAGATCAGAATTATATATGTCATTACAAGATGCAAGCCGAATGCAAGGAAGAATAAATCCGGCATGTAATCAATTATTTGAATGGGTATTAACTGCCGGAAGACAAGACTGGAAATGCGACTGTGCGAAACTTGCAAAAGATGGACCTTACAAATATGAAAAAGTTCCCGGATATCCACATCCAAATTGTCGATGTTATGTCCGGCCGTTACTTATGGATAGAAGACAATTTGAAAACAATTTAACAGACTGGGTAAACGGAAAATCTGTACCATATCTTGACGAATGGTATGTAAATTATTATCAGCCGTTATCCTTGACATAATTGCAGTTTATGATAATCTAAAAATATGAAACGTATTAATCTTATCGGATTTGTAGGTGATGAAATTTCCGTAAAAAGAGTAATCGCCGAATTGGATGAAGCTGGCGGTGATGATATTGAATTATATCTTCATTCATCAGGCGGGTTGATTTATGAAGCACTTGGAATATATCAGCAGATAAAAAAATATTCCGGGAAAGTTATTGTCCGTCTTGGCGGTCTTGTCGCATCAGCAATGACTTATATTTCCACAGCAGGAGATGAAATAATCGCCGAACCGTCCACAGCTTATATGATACATAATGTGTGGTCATGTATATGCGGTGATTATCTTGCCATGGAAAAAGAAGCCTTGGAATTAAAAAGAATAAATCAGCATACAGCTGAACGGCTTTCTGAACTCAGTGGGAAAAAAGTCGGTGATATTCTAAAAATGATGGACAAGGAAACATGGCTTTACGGAAAAGAAATTGTGGATATCGGATTTGCGACAAAGCTTGAGGAAAGCGAAGAACCGGATCAATCAGTTGCAAAATTCGATAAAGAAAATTATATAATTATGGGAAAGCAAGAAGTAAAGGAAAATCTGAAAAAGGTTGCCTCTATAGTTCTTGAAAAAACCAAAGGACTTGTGAAAAACGAGCCGGAGGAAATACAGGAGGCCAGTATGGCTATAACAAAAGAGGAAGCTATCGAAGTTTTAAAAACCGAAATGACTTCCAATGAAATTGCAAAGGCATGTAATGTCAAAATACTGACTAAGGATAATGAAGAACTTTTATCCAGACTTCAGGAAGCAGGTATTGATGATCCTATTGCAAAAATCGAAGAACTTGAAAATACAATCAGTTCAAATGCGGATGAATTACGTTCCGCAAAACTGACAGAAGCATATGGGAAAAAATCCGATGAAAACCTTGAACGCAATTACGCAGAAAAGGTGACAGCAACTGTCAGCCTCGCCGATCTGGATGATGAATTGAAGAAACTCAAAACTGATCCGGTGATGGTAAATTTCGCAAAACAAAGAGCAGACAATAACAGTGCATTAAATATTCTTGACGGTGAAGAATCGGAAGAATCTCTGCCTGAAATTATTGAATGCTAAAAGGAGTAAATTATGGGAAATGTTTATGTTCTTGCAGAGGAATGTGATCACCAAATAATGGAAAATGATACTGGTGCTGATCTGGCTCAAGAAGATTTTGCAATTATTGGATCAATTCCTTGTGTCGCAGATAACGCAATTGCCATCGGAGCATTTGGATCGTTTCACGTTGAACCGTTTTTAACCATCAGAACTGATGAACTGAAATCCGGTGAAGACACTTTCGATACAGAAAACTCACTTGTCTACTGGGACGATACAAACAAAGTTTTCTCTGACACAGAAACCGCCGATTATTATATTGTCGGTCAGCTGAAATATGCAAAAGGCACGAATGATTATATTACATTCGTAAAATTCCCGACCGCCGAACTGGTCGTAACCTAAGGAGTGAATTATGGGTAAAGTTATTACTTTAAAATCACTGATTGATCGCAAGATTAAAAATCAGTATGTTCAGCCCGTTCAGGTATTTGCAGGCGATAAGGATTATAACCTTGCGACCACAGAAACAAAGCCAGAATGGGAGAGAAAAATAAAGGTGGTTTCCGCCGACTGGGAAAATTCGGAAGGATTTTATAATTGTTGGAATCGATTTCACGAAGCTCGAAAGAAACTTAATATAAAACCCGGTGACAAAATGAATGCCGCACAAGCACCGAGCGCGACTGAAATCGCAAGCCTTATTGGTCAATTTTTTATTGATGTAAACAGGAGAGCGATTGAAGCGGGAGACTTAACAAGTCTTATTGCGGATGAAATTGTAAATCTTAATTTTCCGAAATCTGTTACACTCAGAGAGTTCCTTAAATATCGTGGTGAGTTTATGGGTATAGAAGGAGCAAATGATTCTGTACCGCTTATTGAACAGCATACCGGAAGTACTGAATCAGTAACATTATCAATTGCAGGACTTGGATGGAAAACTGTACTTGCAAATCTTCTCTGGAATCCTATTCATAACTTGACGAAGGTCTCACAGGCCGTTGCCGATGCTTATACAGATTTGAGAAATTCAATTGTTGTTGGAACTATTGTCGGAGCAACTTTTGACGCATCACAGATACAGGCCGCAGTTGAGACAACTGGTGCGACTTATGACATTAATCTTTATAATACCGTTAAAGAAGGAATTAAACTTCTCCGCAGTCTTTTGGATATTCAGACAGGAAGAAAAATATCTACATCAAGAGGAATTAAACTTCTCTGTAATTCAAATGATTCATGGGACTTGGAGCGTGTTATATATGGTCAGCTTGCAGTTCCCGGGCCAAATGGAACTATCACAGCACAGAATGTTCAGGCACTTCCGATTTCCGAAATTATTACTTATGATCAAGGAATCAATAACGGATTTACATATGGTAAAAAGACCATGTCCTATCCGGGAGTTACCGAAGGCGAATTTTATCTGTTCGTTCCTTATGAATATTTTAAAGTCCTTACCAAAAGAGGACTTACAATGGAAACAGGACCCGGAAATGTATTACAACTTTCTCAGGAAGAAAAAGCATGGTATTGTGCCGGAGGATATTATAATAAACCGTTTCTTGGTTCTTCATATGCCGGAGAAACGTCTGAAGGATACGGAGCAATTGTCAAGGTCACTATGCCTACAGAACCGGACGAAACCTAAAAAAAATAACGTCCAGAAGCCGGAGGAAACTCCGGCTTTTTTTGTATCCTTACATTGACATTCCGGTAGTACATAGTAAAATAAGATATGGCAACTTTTACACAAATAAAAAATTACAGAATTAAGATAAATGATCCGGCAGGAGTCAAAGAAATAATTCAAGTCGCGAATGCATCTGCTTTACCCGCCACACCAAAACAAGGCGCAATTTATTATGCACAGGACACAGAATATTATTGGCAATGTGATTTGATCAGCGGAGCTACATCCACAGATTATTATCAGCCGGAAACATATTTATCTGATGAAAGGATCGAAGACTGGCTGGATACTTATTCTTCCGGAACAGAAACACTTATTAAAGGACTGGAAGCAATTATCTTTCAGATAGGAGCAGAGTCTAAAATAAAAAGAAATCAAGCAGGAGCAGATTCTACCGAATTTATTTCACTCCAAGAATTACTTAATTATTATAAATATCTTTTGGCTGATCTTAAAAAGAAACTTGACGGTGAAGAAGGAATTACGACCGGATCAATGATACAGACAAAACAGCCAGAAATAGCAGGTGGTCAAATATGATACCAGCTTATATAAATAAGGATGTGTCATAATAATTATGAATCATCAAATGTTAAAACAAGCCAGACAAGGATTTGAAAATACAATTCGGAAAGAAGGAATTCAGTTAACATTAAAAACTTATCCGCTTATAGATAATGGATTTGGTACTCTCATCGAAGATTTATCACAGCCAGCGGAAGAAAGCAAAATAATTGCCAGAGTACAGCTTGATATGAAAGGCCCGGTACAAGATATGTCCGGAACGACTGGAATGTCGTCAAATCTTTCCAGATGTATTTTTACCAGTTGGAGAAATCCAGTTACCGAAAAAACAATCATCGAAGGACTTGAACGAGAATATATAATTGATGTCGTCACTCCGTTGATAAAATTCGGAGGCATTTACGGATATCAAGCTGTTATAAAAGAAGGTACAGAATAATGGAACCGACAGAAAAACAATTCGAAGAAATATTTGGAGAAGAAAAAAGTGAGCCAATTAATAATCTCGATAATATTCCTGCTGATGGCCGTGTGTTTATTAACCATAATTACCAGAAGCAAATATTAAATCGGAAAGAAGTATTACACCAGATATCATTATGGACTACGGAATTATTATTACATGAGTACAATTAACGATATAAACAAAGTAAAAAGAAATATCGTTTCTATTTATGATAGGAAGGTGGCCGGGGTTTATGCTTTATGTCTTCAGTATTCTGCAATGGCAATTGAATATTTCCGGGCACAGCAACGTAATAATAAATATTGGAATAATGAATCATATGATGCCATGAATAAAATGTTTGCCAAGCCGTTTAAAGAAAATAAAATAATTGGCTGGTTTATGTCTCATGGTGTCGATTATGGCATATATTTAGAAACTGCAAACGATAGAAGAAATGAAGCAATCCGGCCAATAATACAACGGTATGCTGGCAGATTTTTAAATGCTGTGAAGGAGTTTTTATGATAAAACAAATTGTCGCGCAATTAAAAACCGGATCAATAAAAAGAGTTGTCCCGGATGGAAGTCCAAAACCAACTCCGCCTTATATTGTAGTAAAACAGGAAAATGATATTTTGAATCGCGGAGTTGCATACCGAATAATTGTGCATTTTCCGAAACATCATATACTCGAATGTAAAAGATATTGTCGGAAAGATATATCAGATTTGCTTGATAATTTCCAAGCGGTTGATGATGACGGTGTGACAAATGCTCTTGAGTTTGATCAATTTTCTGGCGTACCGGAATTGACGGCAGACAATGACGATGATACTATAAGTACAGAAAGGCTTTATTACAAGCCTGATCTAATGTTTTAAATTTATACAGGAGGCAAACCAAAATGTTGAGAGATAATGCAGAATACATTTTCGGTCCCAAAAAAGTAAAAGTGATTCCGCTGGATTTCGAAAAGACTTCTCCGTTGCCTTTGACCGGAGAACCTTTATCGAGTCTGATAAGGTATGGCGGAGTCGGGCCTTTCGACTTTTCAGGAGTCGATGATCCTTCCGCAGTTCCGCTGTCGATAAAAATTGACAATGGAGCAGTAGAAACAAAAAATGTGGATGTAAGCGGAGCAGTATCAGTTTCGGCAGTAACAGCAACAGAATTAGCAACAGCAATTGACACAGCTTCATTTACAAACATCGATGCAGATGTGGATGTTCGCGGGTATTTATATATTGAATATACTCCGTCCGGAACAAGTATAACCACTGAAAAATATCTTCAGGTATACGGCATCTGTGCAAAAGTTGCGGGCTTTGGTCAAGGTCTTGGCTCAAAATTTGTTGTTCTTGATACAATGCAGACTGTTCAAATTACTCCGACATATAAAGATTCGGAAACAATCGGACAGACTGACTTGAACGGAAAAGACGAAGAACTTTTGACTGACCAGTACAGAAAAGGATTTACTGGAACTATTTCCGATGTAGCACGCGACCCGGAAGCAAGACAGATTATTGAAGGCGGAACATATGACGAAGATTATGATACATATACACCGCCGAATTCAAGTTCGGAAGTTGTTTATTTTGCTTTTGAGGTAGCCAGAAAAATCTACCGGAAAGGAACAAATAAAGAAGGCGATAATATCGGATGGTTGCTTCAAAGATATTATACAGCAATGGGAAAATATGGTGATGATGCAGGTGACAGAAATTTCCAGATTCATGGTTTTCCGATTATCGGTACTGAATACACTGATCCAGTATCAGAAGAAACATATTCCGATATGATGGAACAGACCTTTACAAATGCAGAATGGGATATTTTCGACTGGGACAATATCTGATGTTTAAAAAAAAAGAACTCAAAACTCCTTCCGCTATCGAGCGGATAGGAGTTTTTTCTACCGATGTTATTCTTGCTCCATTTAATGGCGGACTTGTCGAGATAACTTGTAAACAATTATCATATGCAGAAATAAGATCGTGTGGTGAATTCTCTTTAATAGAAACATTCAAAGATAAAATGCTCAAAGAAATGGAAGAAAAAGATATTACCTTTGAAAAGATATCCGAATATTCAGAATTCCAATATAAAGTTTTGAAACTCGCATTAATAAATCCAACTTATGATGAAATAATCGAAACAGTATTAAAAACAAGACGAATAAACAAAAAAGATATTGATGAACAGTTCGATGAACTGGAAGAAAAACTCAATTTCCTTGAATTAAAAAACGGCAATACAAAAGAAATAAGAGCATTAAAAAACGATATGGCAAGAAATAAATTGCTATATGAATTTATTTTACCGCATGATTTTGTTTCTTTCGTTTTCTCGTTTGCTTTAAAGATAGAAGAAACCGATATTAAAAAAGTTTCCGATGATATGTTGTATGAATCCGCTTTACTTGCATTAAAAGGCCATGACAATCCTTCTGATCATCTGGTCGGTACATTTTCTGACTTTAATCAAGCAGATATAGACAAGCGGGCATGGCTTGAATTATATGATAGACAGAATGCAGGAGAATAATTTATGGCTGTTGATGCCGGATCAATATATAGTGAAATCAGAATCGCACTGGATAAACTGCAAAGTGATATTTTAAAAGCAAATACCGCATTTGATAAATTCGGGACATCAAATACTAAGCAAGCACAAAAAGTAAAAAACACATGGTCAAAATCTTTTCAAGGAATGAGTCTTGCAAGTACAGTTGCCATAGGAGCAATGACTCTTGCATTTAAAAAAGCAATATCTACATTCGCAAATACTGAACAGAGTTTGGCAAATGTCCGGGCTGTTACCGGAGCAACGGCAGAAGAATTTGAGATATTAAAAAACTCTGCTGAGGAAGCCGGAAGAACCACAAGATTCACTGCCGGACAATCAGCAGATGCATTATATTATCTTGGTTCTGCCGGATTTACTGCAACACAATCAGTGGAAGCATTAAACGGTGTTTTGACTCTGGCCGGAGCAACTGGATCAAATCTCGCAAGTACATCTGAATCGGTTGCCAGTAGCATATCAGCTTTTAATCTGGAAGCCAGTGATGCATCAAAAGTTGCAAACGTATTCGCGGCCGCAATTGGAAATTCACAGGCCACAATGAATAAACTGTCTACTTCAATGAGATATGTCGCGCCTGTTGCATCTGCATTTAATCAATCTATTGAAGGAACGGTCGGACTTTTACAGATTTTATATAATAACGGATTTGAAGCAAGTCAGGCGGGAACTGCTTTACGTTCTGCGCTTTCTGATCTTGCGAATGCATCCAGCCCGGCAAATGCAAAACTTCAAGAACTGGGAGTAAGTTTTGAAGAAATAAATCCGCAGACACATTCATTTGCTGAAATATTTGGTGTATTAAATGAAAAAGTTACAGATGCATCAGATGTAATGGCAATATTCGGTGATAGAGCAGGCCCGGCAATGATAAAGCTTATTGAAGCCGGAGAACAAAAAATAAATCAATACACCGAAGCAGTTACCGGAACAAATTCTGCAATGGAACAATATAATATTCAGAATGATACGCTGGCCGGATCAATGGATATGTTTAAGTCTGCTTTAGAAGGAACTTCCAATTCTCTGGTTGAACAACTCGCTCCAATTTTACGAACAGTATTTGATTTTCTTTCACTGATATTAAATACAATTACAAAAATGCCAACTTTCCTGAAATCTCTCACAGCTGGATTCCTTGGATTCGCTACAGTCGCCGGAGTTGTAACAAAAGCATTGACATTAATGGGAGTTTCATTCTCTGCATCTCTTGGCCCGATAACGCTTGTTGCCGGAGCAATAGGAGCAGTATTAACTTCACTTACTGCATTAGATAAAGCAATCGGCAAATCAAGAATTAAAAAAGAATATGAAGAACTTGCTTTGCAAATGATAACAATTAATTCAGAGGCTGAAAATACAGTCGAAGCAATAAAGGAATTTTCAAAGCAGACTGGGATATCAATTACCAATTCAATTCAAATAGCTGATGAGCAAGGAATTATTACAGACGAAATCCGTGAACAAGTCGAACTGTTAAAACAGCAAGAGGAAGGCGGGGATGCAATAAAAAGATCACTCGATGAAGAATTAAAACTCCGGGATGATGTAACTCGCAAAATGCAGAAGCAATTAAATGATTTATTCTGGACGAGAGATGAAGTCAGAAATGTAGTAAAAGAAACAGGACAATTTAATGATGCAATAGCCGAAGTAATGGAAGCCACCGGAGCAACCAGAGCGGAAGTCATCGAATGGACAAAAAATGTTGAATTCCTCGGTGACGCATCAAAAAGCATTTATGCAAAAATAGTCGAACAATATAATTCTGAAATATCAGCCATAGAAACTATTTCACAAAAAGAAGCGGGATTGTCTGCTCAAAGAATAGCACAGCAAAGAAAAGAAAATGAAGAAAGGTTAAAACAGGAAGAACTTGACCGGATCGCATAAGAAAAACAGCAGGCCGAGGCAGACCGATTAAAAAGATTGGAAGATTTATATGCAGAATATAATAAAGCC